TGGCGTATCAGCGTCAGGGCACCAAGCTCCGCTCGACCGTCCGTAACAAGATGGTCACGAATGCCAAGTCCACGACCTTCCAGAAGGCTGGCGAAGGCACCGCAACCACGAAAGCGCGTCACGCTGAAGTGGCAATCATGAACGTCACCCATTCCAACGTGGAATGCACGCTGACGGACTATTTTGCTTCTGACTACAGCGATGTTCTCGACGAGCTGAAGACCAACATCGACGAGCGCCAGGTTCTGGCTATGTCCGGTGCGTGGGCTTTGGGTCGCAAGACTGACGAGCTGATTACCGACATCCTCGACACGACCTCGAATACGGTCGCTCTCGGCGGTGCCGGCATGACCAAGGCGAAGGCTTTCTCGGCCTTTGAAACCCTGGGCACCAATGACGTACCTGATGACGGTCGCCGCTACGGCGTGGTCGGCATCAAGCAGTGGACTGAGCTTCTGGACATCACGGAGTTTGTGAGCTCCGATTATGTCGGCAGCGACGTTCCTCTTGCACGAGGTCTGGTCGGCAAGCGCTGGCTGGGTATTAACTGGTTCCCGTTCTCGGGCCTGCCTGTTGATGGCTCCTCGGATCGCAAGTGTTTCGTCTATCATTCTTCGGGAGTTGGCTTTGCATCCGGCAGGGACATCACCACGATGATCGACTATATCCCTGAGAAAGTCTCGCATCTCATCATGAGCTGCATGAGCCAGGGCTCGGTCATGATCGACGACGAAGCCGTCGTTGAAGTCCTCTGCGACGAATAAGGAGATCCGAACATGGCTCTTGATGCAACGAATCTGTTCAAAGTCGCCAATGGCGGTGCGAACGGAATCCACTTCTACCACTCGACCGATGCCATCGCGACGATCATCGCTGCCGATTACTTCCTCGGTGTCTATGATCGTCTGAAAGCCAACGACGTTATTCTCGTTGTTGGTGCTACCGGCGGCACTCGGACTGTTGACGCGATTGTGGTTGCGACCGTCTCCTCGACGGCAGTTACGACAATCAACGGCACCTGATCACGGTCCTCGTCCGCCGTGATTGGACATGGGGCGGCTGGCCTTGCTTCAGGCACTTGGCTGGTCGCCCCATTTCATTTTAGGAGGTTCTCTTGGCTGTAAATGATACAGATGCAGCCGTTGCCTCAGCAGCAATGGCAATGATTGGCGGAGCGGCTATCTCCTCCTTTTCTGACGGCACGACCGAGGCCGAAATTGCCGAGAGCCTCTATGAAGATACTGTCGAGACGCTTCTTTGTTCCTCTCGCTGGACCTTTGCCACAGCCCAGGCGAACCTGAACCATGTAGCGGCAGCCCCTACTGGGCGCTTCTCTGACTCCTGGCAGCTTCCTACCGAAACAATCCTTCAGCTCCATGCGATTACCTCGAACGGCTACCGCATCGAGTTCGATGTCTATGGCAGTCAGATCTATTGTGACTATGACGAGTCCAACACGCTGGTTGCTGATTACACCTACCGTCCGGCAGAGAGCCTCTGGCTCCCCGCCTTCAAAACGGCAGCCCAGCTACAGCTTGCGGCCTTTTTTGCTCCAGCGCTTCGCGCTGATAACGACCTTGCGGTCTTGATGCAGAACCGTGCGGATACAGCGCTTCGCATGGCGAAGCTTCAGGACAGCCAGCAGAGAACCTCCAAGAAGATTACGACAAACCGCTTCCTCGCACAGAGGTACTAATGGCTAGAACGAAACTCGTTCAGAGCTCTTTTGTTCGAGGTGAGCTTGACCCCTTCATGGCCGGTCGAGTTGATCTCGAAAGCTATTTCAATGGCGCTTCCGTCTGCCGAAACTGGCTCCTGCTCGATCAGGGCGGTCTCATGCGCCGACCGGGGACTGAGTACAAGGCGACCCTGCCCGCAACCTCTCGCCTGATCCCCTTTGTCTTCTCTCAGGATGAGCGCTACCTGTTTGCGTTCAGCAACGCGCGGCTGGATGTCTACGACATGGACGGCGCGGCGGTCACAAACATTACTGGCTGTCCCTGGACTGCGGCTCAAATCGAGACACTGGACTATGCCCAGTACGGCGACACGATGTTTCTTGTGCATCAGGGTATGCCGATCCAGAAGATTACTAGGACGAGCGCAACGACATTCGCCAGGTCGGCCTTTGCCTTTGAGGCCCACAGCTCCGGCTACCCTGTCTATGAGCCTTATTTCAAGTTTGCCGATGAGGCGATCACGATCACTCCGTCGGCAACGACGGGCGCGATTACGCTTACTCTCAGCTCCAACTACTGGGTTGCAAACCACGTTGGCGTTCGGGTTCGCGTGGGCGGGAAAACTTGCACGATTACGGGCTACACCAGCGGAATCATTGTTAATGCAACTGTGAATGAGACGCTTGCCGGCACTAGCGCTGTCGCAGATTGGGATGAAGAGGTTTTCTCTGTTGTTCAGGGATACCCCGGCGCAGTCTGCCTTCATGAGCAGCGGCTTTGGCTTGCGGGCTCGACTAACTATCCGTCGTTTATTTGCGCCTCAAACTCTACGGCCTTTCAGAAGTTTGATGTCGGCACAGCCCAACCCGATGAAAGCATCCAGTATGCCATTGGCTCCGACGGCATCAACGAGGTCAGGTATCTTGTTCCGGGTCGTCACCTTCAAGTCTTCACGGACATTGGCGAGTTCTATCCGCCGCTGGCTTCTGGTGAAGCGCTGACGCCTGAGAATATGTCCTTCCGTCGGCAAACCCGCTATGGGGCGAAGCGCGTTGAGCCGCAGGATCTTGATGGCGCGACATTGTTCTTGCAGGCAACCGGCAACGCTGTCCGTGAGTTTCTTTACGAAGACGTGGCCCAGGCTTACACGGCTGAAGCAATTTCGATCATGAGTCCGCACCTGCTGAGTTCTCCTGTCGAGTCGGCAAGCCAGCGCGGCAACGACACACGTCCTGAGCAGAACGCTTATTTTGTGAACTCTGACGGCACCCTCGCGGTCTTCCATACTGCCCGAGGCCAAGATATCGCTGGCTGGACTCTCTGGAGCACCCGCAGCGTAGACAAGTTTGTCTCCGTGCAGTCTGTTGGGCCTTATATGTTTGCCGCAGTAAAGCGCTCGATTAATGGATCGGATGTCTATTACCTTGAGAAGTTCAGCGACGACGACTCTGTTACCCTGGACTCGCAGATCACGATCTCTGGCTCTGGCGCGACGTTCACCGGGCTCTCCCATCTTGCTGGTGAAGAGGTTTACCTGATTGCTAACGGCGTCTCTCTGGGAGCACACACTGTCACGACCGGCGGTGAGGTGGTTATTGACGAGGAGGGCGTTACCAGCCTGAAGGTCGGATTCAATTACACCCCGACGCTAACGACCATGCCTGCCGACTACGCATCGCGCGGCGGCCCAAGAACGGGTGAGGTTCGTCGCATCGTGAGGGCTACCCTAATTCTGGATACGGCACTCTCTGTTGCCGTAGACGGACAGGACATGATTGTCCGCCAAGTAACTGACGATTTTAGCCAGCCTCCGACTGCGATTACCGGCCCTCGTGACTTTTATTTCCGTGGCTTTTCAAAGAGCCCTACAGTAACAATTACTCAGACTGACCCGCTTAGTCTTCGTATTCTTGCCCTGGCCCTGGAGCTTGCTTTCTGATGTGCGCTGGACCTGAACTTCTCATTGCTTCAGCCGTGATCTCAGCCGGCACGTCTGTTGCTGCGGGCTCCGCTGCAAAGCAAGCGGCTGAGTATGAGACGATGCAGTACCGCGAGCAGGCCGAGATGGCAAGGCTTGAAGCATCTAACGCGAGCCTTCAGCGCCTTGAGGAATCTGAGCGCGTCCGACGTGCGAATATCGCGATTGCATCTGCCAATGGGGTCCTTCCTAACTCCAGCCGCAGCTTTCTCGCTCTCCAGAAGCATGGCGAGGATGTGCATCTTCGCGACCAGGCACTTATCAGGCTGGGCGGCAGAAATCGCGTTAATCAGCTCCAAAGTCAGGCAAACCAGTCGGCAGGCGCTGGCCGTATAGCTTACAGGAGCGGCTTTATGAAAGCTGGCGGCACGCTCATTGGCGGTGCCTACGACTACACAGAACTCACGGATTAAGAATAATGGCAACTCTTCTTCGCCAGCAGGGCGGCACAAGCATTGGCCCTATCGGCATTGTTACGCCTACCGCCAGCCTTGCAAAGGCTCAGTCGCTTGAGAATAGCGCCATTCAGCTTGACCAGATCCGAGGGCGCTTTCTTGCAGATCAGCTTGCCAAGCTGGATGCACAGCGTCAGGACGAGCTTGAAAGCACGATCCTCAGAACTGCCGAGCGCTGGGATGAAGAGTTCTATTACCAGCGAGATAAGGGTGAGGAGGGTTTAGCCAATCTCGATGCTTTTATGGAAAATCACCAGAGGATGATCGTTGAAAGTGCCCATAAAAGTATTCAGGCCGATCTTGAGAATGCTCTTACGAAGATGCGCCTTTCACAGAGCGGCTCCCTTCGTGAAGAGCAGTATGTTGAGGCTCAGGCACTTGAGCAGCGGCGAATCAACACGATGGTAAATATGGCTGAGGCTGATGTTGATGCCTTTGCCCAAACCACCCTAGCAACTGCCAACGGCGATTTGAATGCTTGGCTCGCTGGCGTTGACGCCTATGCTGAAACTCGAGCTGAAATCCTCCCCGAAGAAGAGCTTGGGGATTACTATGTCTCAGTATCTCAGATCAAAAACAGAGGCACGACGACGATTGCGAATGAGCAAAAGGCTCTTTTTGAAAAGATGGAGCTGGAGCAATACAACTTCAAAAACGACCGGCACCTATCAAATATCGGACAGGCAATTACGGCTAATGCGAGCGACGCAGAGATCATCGGTCTTGTTCAGGCTTACTATGATTTCAATGCAAGTCAGGGAGACTTTGCCACACCCGAAGGTGCGTATGTAGATTCAAAAAGAAATCTTATGGGCGTGCAGACGGCAATCCTTCAGAGGGATCTGGTCGACCTTTACAATGCTGGAGACATTGAGGGCGCTGAGGCGTTGCTCGCCGCGTTTCGCAATGGCGATGACAATGCTGTTCTTATGGTCTCTGATTACAATTTGCCACAAGACCTCTCCATCATTGCGAACCTCGCAATAAACGGAGTCTCACAGCAGGTAGACACTTCAAATCCCGGAGCCTCTACAGCAGAAGTCCTTGATGCGGCAGAGAGGCTAGATCGTGTAAAGGAAATAAAAAATACGAACCCTATGT